AGGTTGTGGCCGAGCACTGGGCCAGCGTCGCGTCCGGCAACCTCCAGGCCGTCGTCACACAGGTGATGCTGGAGCATTGGGCGTCCGTCGCCGTGGTGGTCCCGGCGGCTGGCGGGCCTATGGTCACGATGATCCACTAGGAGACAGCCATGACAGTAAACTACAGGCCGAGGATGACATGCTGAGTGCCGGTGCCATCTTTGGTTCGCTCCAGATAAGCGATCAGTTGACGCAGTCGCGGGATACTGTCTTTCAGGCGACCGAGCGTGACGTTGCATCCATGGCAAAGCCAGCCGCGTGCAACGCCAGTCATATGGCAATGATCAAAGACGGTTTCTCCGACGGCGTCGCAAGCCTCGCATCCATCAGGCTGCTGGCGCCCCAGCAGAGCGCGATTGCCGGGACGAGATGTATAAGCTCGTCTCTTCTCTTGGGCCTTGTTCTTCTCGGCCAGCTTGTCTGGGTTGTCGCGCGCCATCCTGCGCAGGCGCTGCTGGTATCTGGCCCGGGATTTGACCTCAGGTCGCTGTTTGTAAGCCGCGCGTCTCGCCTTCTCTTCCGGAGTGCGGCTGCGTGCAAGCTTAGCGGCGTATCGCTCAGCTTGCGTGTTATATTTGCGTCTAGCCATTTGGTCCTCCGACAAGGATCGTTGGTCAGGGGTCTCGGTAGTGTTTCCAGCACTGCCGAGGCTCCGCTTCTAGCATAATAGGAGGCGAAAATCACTGTATTAGCTGGCACTATCCGAGCATCCGCCACTGGCAATCCGGATTGGAAAAACTGCGACGGCGGGACGGTCTACGTGGCCGAGAACAAGGTCAGCGGCGTCACCGTGCTCCCGCGCGCCGCCCCCGCGCCAGGGTTCGGCGATCACCGCGACTGGCGGCGACGCGTCGGCACCAAGTATGGCTGGACCGGACTCGGCCCGAATGGCTTTCGCTTCCGCCTGCCGGTCGCGGCGGATGGGAATTATGTGAAGACGAATGATGATACAGCGGACACTTGATCATGCCTGATTGGCAGTCTCTCACTATCCCAGAACCTAACAGCGGGTGCCTGCTGTGGGAGGGTTCTGTCACGCGTGGCTATCCCCGTCTCGGCAATGCCCAGGTGCGGCATCTCGTGTGGGAAGCGACGAATGGGCCACTGCCTGACGGTATGATTATCAGCCCACAGTGTGACAATCGATTCTGTGTCAGTGCTGATCATCTGTTCTCGCGGCTGAAGAGGACGACCAGCGACAACTGGCAGGACCACGCCATCCCCGAGCCGATGAGCGGATGCTGGCTGTGGGAAGGCATGATCGACGGTCGCGGCTACGGCAAGTATGTTGTGGCCGATAGGCACCGGCAGGCCCACCGGGTGGCGTGGGAGGCAACTAATGGCCCAGTGCCGGCGGGGCTTGTCGTCTGTCATCACTGCGACAACCGGCTGTGTGTGAACCCTGATCATCTGTTCGCCGGCACGCAGGCTGAGAACAATCTGGATCGCGATCGGAAGGGGCGAAACGGACAACTCAACAAGACGCACTGTCGGCGCGGTCACGCATACACGCCAGAGAACACATATCTGCAGCATAGGGCGGGCGGGATCAGTCGGTCGTGCAAGCAATGCACGCTGGATAGCAATGCCAAGATCAAAGCGCGTCAGCAGGCAGAAAGGGTAAGCCGCAATGCCTGATACCTACACCGAGAACCTGCAATTGGTCTTGCCGGAGGTGGGAGCCTCGCGCGACTCGTGGGGCGCTAAATTGTCCAGCAATTTCAGTGTGTTGGACGAGTTCGTATCCATGTCCATGCCGCTCGGCTCGCTGCTCGACTATGCCGGGCCAACCCCACCGCCCGGCTGGCTGATCGCGGACGGGCGCGCCGTATCCAGAACCACGTACAGCGAGCTGTTCCAGGTTCTGGCCACCTACTGGGGGCCGGGCGACGGCTCGACCACGTTCAACCTGCCCAATTTCGGCGGGCGCGTGTCGGTCGGTGCCGGGGCCCTCACGGACGAGAACGGCACGCCCGGCAATTATATCTTTTCCTCGCGCCTTGGCGTGCAGTTGCGCCAGGTCGTGCAGGCCAACCTGCCGTCGATCAATCTGACGGCGACAAGCGCCGGAAGCCATAGCCATGCGGGCGCCACCGCGGCGGGCGGCACGCATAACCACATCACCGACACGCAGGGCGTCCACTGGCACGGTGGCGGCGCTACGGGTGCAGGCGGCAGCCACCAGCACGGCGGCGGGACTGATCTGCAGGGTAACCACAACCACACGGTCGGCCTGTGGAACCTCGGCACAGGCGCGGCGGGCGGTAGTATCGGTGTGGTGTCGGACATATTCGGCGGCGCGTCATACACCACCAGCGTCAATGGCGCGCACACGCACGCGATTATCACCGACATAGCGTCGGCTCACACGCACAGCATCGCCACGGATGGCGGACACGCGCATACCACCACTACGATCGGCGACCACGCGCACGCCATCGGTGCCGATGGCAACCACACGCACACTGTCGCGCTGGGTGGCGGCAATCAGGGGCTGGATATCCGGCAGCCGCTCGCGGTCGTCACCAAGATCATCTATGCCGGTGGCCAGGCTGCCGCAGCCGCCACGACCACTGCAGTGCCGCTGGTGCGCCGGCTGATGTCGGCACCCATGAGAGGCACCCACTAGTGCCACGCCTCACCCAGGCCCCGCCGCCGGGCGTCGTGCGCAACGCCACCCCGGAAGCCACTTCCGGAAGGTGGTGGGATGCCAACAACATCCGGTTTCGCGGCGGGCAGATCCAGCCGATCGGCGGCAACGTGAATATCATCGGCACCGGCATCGAGGGGCCGATACGCGACCTGCTGACGTGGCACGACAATGCCGGCGTCAGGTGGGCAGCGTTCGGCGGCGACACCGGCCTTTATGCGTTCCGGTTTGATACCGATCAGATATACATCCTCACCCCTGCCGGTGTCGGGCCGCTCGATCCGCCGGGCGCGCTGAACGGCTACGGGTTGGGCGATTACGGCGAGGATGCCTACGGCACCGCACGCGACCCGGACGATGTCGGCCCGCAGGACATATCGGCCACGATGGGCGATCGCTGGAGCATGGATACGTTCGGCGAGCGCCTGCTGGTCGTGCCAACCCAGGACGGCCACCTATTTGAGTGGTCACCCAGCACGCCCCTCACGCGCGCGACGCTCGTGCCTAATGCGCCGGATCAGAACAGGGGCGTGATCGTCACCGACCAGCGCCACGTGGTGCTTTACGGGGCCGGCGGCGACCCCAGGCGCATCGCCTGGAGCGACCAGGAGGACTACACGGTCTGGGCGCCAACCGCGGTCAACATGGCGGGCGACAAGCTGCTCGCGACGCAGAGCTACGCCATGACCGCGATTAAGATCGCCGACAGCATCCTGCTGTTCACCGGCAACGACGTTCACAAGATGACCTACGTGGGGCCGCCCTACGCGTACGGAATTGTCGAGATAGCATCTGGCTGCGGGCCGATCTCGCCGCGCTCTGTGGTGCGGATTGGCGCCAATGTCGCATGGCCTGGCCTGCAGACCTTCTGGGGCTATTCCGGCGCCGTGCAGCCCCTGAAGTGTGACGTCGATGACTGGTTCTTTAGCCTCGTGAACCGGCAGATGGTGGGGCGCGTCTTTGGTAGTCCCAACCCGGCATTCTCGGAACTATGGTGGGATTGGCCGGACGAGGGCTCGAACGAGTGCAACCGCTACATCGCGGTGAACTATGCCGATCCAAACCGGCCCTGGACGATCGGGGTGCGGGAACGCACGGCGGCTGACGGCACCGGGGTGATGGACAACCCGATCCTTGCCGGCCCCATAACCCCTACGGCTGGGGCGCTGTTTTTGCATGAATACAGCTACCTGGATGACGGTCTACCACGCGCCCCGACAGGTGCAGTTTACGCTGAGTCTGGCAACATCGTGCTCGCAGAAGGAGATCACCGTTTTCACGTCAGACAAGTGGTTATGGATGATGTGACGCCCAGCGGCCTTGGCGTTCGATTCCTGACCCGTGAGCAGCCAAACGGTCCTGAGCACGACACGGGACTCTATACTGTGGTTCATGATGGGTTAATGGATGTCCGGTTTAGTGGTCGACACATCCG